GGTGCCGCGCAGAACGCGAGTGTTCGCGTCAGTCGGCTGCGGGATGCGAATCGTGATCGTATCGTTGTATTTGCCAGCGAAATCGCCCATGCCGTCCTTCCACACCAGCGAGGTGAGAACCATCTCACCTTGCAGCATGCCCAGGACAGTGTCAACGATGGCGTTGGGCTTGATGAAAGCGTTTGCCATTTTGGATGAGTTCCTTTAGTTATCGGAGCGCGAAATCAGTTCCCGCGCAGAGAGAAGGGGTTACGCCCACCGCGACTCAAGCCCCGCTCTTGCAGTCTCTTCAGGACTGCTTCAGCAGTGATCTCTTCGTCATCGTCGCCGCCACCGGCCCCGCTGTAGCCCCGGCCTGAGGACGAATCCTCATCTGCCGCTTTCGGCTTCAACGATGCAGGCTTTTTCTTGGTGGCCTTCCCGTCCTCTAAACTCAGGACGTTGAGTAGATCATCGATGTCCGCAGCAATCTCTTCTGCGTCATTCCCCTTGATCCGGCTGACGAATCGACTGGGGAGTCCCTTTTCCTCCGCAAGATCGCGGACAAGGTCTTCGCGAACGCGGGCTTGCTGGAAGGTTCGCAAGTCTTCCAATTCCTGGGCGAGTTGCGACTTTTCCGCTTCCCATCGCTCAGCGTCGGTCTGCGTTGCAGCCCTCAAGGGCCGAAGCTCCTCGACTTCCGCTTTCAGTTTACCATGTTCTTCAAGAATCGGATCATACTTCTTCCGTTCTCGCGCAAGCCGTTTCGTTACGAGATTGTTCGCCCACTCTTCGGCATTTTCTTTGCTATCGAATTTCCACCAGTCCGAACTGACCGGGGGAGTGACGATATCGTCACCGGAATCGACGCCGCCATCAGCCGCCGAAGTGTCCTCTGCCCCAGTCGATCCTGCATCCTCAGACATGATTATTTCTCACTCTCCGTACCGTTTGAGGCCGCACGTTTCGCCTTCCGCACAGTGCGTGCGTATGTCTCACTTGTGTTAGGCGACGATCCCGATTGACCGCTCAGCCCACTGAACCTGCGGGGAATCGCCGGCAAAGCCGTTGTCGATCAGCCCATCCCGGCGCTGCTGGAGATCGCGGCGCATCTGATTGAGATCGAACTGGTTACCCTTGAATGGATTCTTCTCCAGCGCACGCTTAAATGCCCGAAGATCAACTGCCCGCTGGAGCCTGTATCCGGTTAGGCCAGGGTTGCGGTTAATGATGTCCAGCGTGTCCTGCGCCCGCACCTCCCGGTTGTTCCACACTTCCAGATAGTGTCGTGCGCCGGCATCCCACAGGGACTCCGTTGAGTAAACTGGGCGTAGCTGGCAGCGGCAATTATTGTGTACCTTTGCCACGTTCGTCCAACCATCCGGCACATCCCTTGCAGCTTCCTCGTTAAGCTTCCAGTTCTTATCGGAATCGATAAACGAACCCTTCCCGAATACTGCGCCGCGAGAGGCTAAGAGCGCACAGAAGGGGCAGGGATTGGCATCAGTGACACGGGCGAACCCGCGCACCTTTCTGTCCTCCCGCATGATCCGGTCGGTCACGCCTCGACCGCCATTCAAAGCCTGCCTGACCGCCGCGCCAGAACTGCGATTCAACGCAGCCCGCATCACTTCATCTTCCGGCCCCGGCATCGCCTTCTTGGTGTTGTAGTTAGCCTCAATCGTGAGTGAAGTGGCGACATCCTGGCGGGGGAATTCCTGGCTTTCGACGCGCTGCTGCCCGCCGCCGGCCATCTGTTCGATGCGGTCGAGTACCCACTGAGGGGTGCCCAACTGCCGCCCGCGCTCAAGCTGGCGAGCAACGTCATCCGGCAAGCCGGATTCAGGTGTGCCAGAGGGGGTAAGAGTGCTGGTCAGGGGGGTGCTCGCTGGCAAGGCCGGTAGATTTCGTTGCTCAGCAACCACATCCGCTACCGGCTGCGGCGGCGCAGTCTCCAGTAACGGCGGCATCTGAAAAGAAGACTCAGGAATGTACGGCGAGAACTGAACATCGGGCACATCAATCAACAACGGCATATCAGTCGCAAGCTCAGCAGCCCGCACATTCGCGCTGAAAACCGCCGAAATCCTCTGGGACTGAAGGAAAGCAGTCTCCACCCGTGGCATCACAGACGCAAGCCACAACGTGGTAGACGCATCCAACTCGCTGAACCGCATGATCTGCCACAGCGGAAACAGGCCCAGGATTAGATTGTTAGCAATCGACTCCTGATCCTTGGAATGCTGCGCGGCAAACCAAGCCGCCACCATCGGCAGCGGCTTGAGTCGGTCATCGACCGGAGCGGTCAATTATTCAATCCCGTCCTGTTGTTCAACGCCGGCTGGTTCCGCGTTGAATTCGGCCCCCCACGGCCACCCGCTGCAAACCCAGCAGGACTTCCCTGTGGGGCAGCAGGTTTCACGTTCATGTCCTTCAGGTACTGAATCAACGGATCGTTGTCGTCCCAATGCTCTTTCCACTCCTGAACCTCAGACTGATCGATCCCAGGAATCTTGCCCCACGCCGCCCACTTCGGAACACCAAGCTGATCAACGATCTTGCCCCACGCATCCGCGAACTGAGTCAACGAACGAACCTCGACATCCTGCCAATGAACGCGCGCAGAGAAATCGTTCGCATCGTCCTCGCGGCCTTCAATGTGTGCAGCCAATCGTAAAGCCTGGGCGTGCCTAGAACCCATGATCGTCTGCTTCTCAAACAGCCGCTGATACGTCTGCCGGCGGGCACCATCCAAAGCGTCCGCAGCCACATTCACAACCTGCCCCATCAGATTCGGCGGCAACTGCGTAGCGGCGGCAAACGCCTCAAGATCAGATGTGTAAGCATCAATGAAACCCTGCATCGAAGTCTCATCCAGCGTGCCGAACTTAGCCTGCACATCAGACGCAATCAGGATGTCCTCGTTAGCGATCCTGATCTTGTCCTGCTGCACCTCATCCTCAGTGTCGGGCTGCTCCAGCCCAGTAGCCCACCGAACCTTGAAGCTGTTGAAATGCTGCACCAGCAACCTGTCGAAAGCGGTCTTGTCGATGCGGGCAGCCAAATCAACCACCGGCTCGACCTCGCCCCACGTCCTGCCCTCCAGGTCGATCTGGTTGACGTAGCGGACAAACGGATTCACCCCGTAGTCATGCTCGCGGGTCTCAGTGATCCTGAACTTGGAGCCGTCGAAAGAAAGAATGTGATAGCCCTCGCCGTTGAACCACCAACGCCACGTCCCGTCGAACCGTTTCTCCAACACATACTCTGGATACTCGTCGCCATACGGATCGGAATACAGGGCGAAACAGCGGGCCGGCGAAACGCCACGCATCACAGCCATGCTCTCCCCGCCCGAATCGGCCGGAACCACCTGGCCGCTATCGACATCGCGCACACCCTGAGTGACACGCAGATACGAATAGCCAGCGATCATCGTCGCCCGGTTGATCGAAAGCTGCTGGGACTTCATGTCATTGAATTCCCACGTCTGCCACGCCTCGCGGTTCTCCATATCGCCCTCCCGGCGATACCCATCCACGATCATCTGCTGCGCGAACGTCGAAACCATCAACGGAATCCACGGGGTGCGGGCGAGTCGCTGCAAAATCGCACGCTCAGTGTTGCGCTTCAGCGGACGAACCTCAGGCTGCCGGCCGTTACCCCACGCTTCCAGCTTCCGAATCCGCTGCCGCTCATGGTCGAACGCGGGAAACAGATCAGTGTTGAGATACTTGACCAGCGCCCGCCCATTCGATTCCGGCGGGAAAGAAACCGGCTCACCAGGCTGCTCAAGCCAAACATCGTCAGAGTAGTAGTTCACCATATGCGGCCACCTCGCGGCTTTCCTTCGTAAGACTTCCGGTCTGTCAAAGCCTCAGACCGCTTCATGTTCAAACCCCACAGGGCATACGTCACCGCGCACACCCCGGTGATATTCACAGTCGGATCGGTTCTCGTCCAACCCCAACCGTTGTACTCGCCTGCCCCAACCTTCCCGCCGATCATGTACTGGCGGGCACCGGACAAGCCCTGCGCCAAAGACTTATCCCCAAGATGCACCAGCGACCCGTCCTGGCAGGAATCGAAAAAGAACCCGGTAGCGCCCATGATCTCGCGGGTGCCGAACGGGATCACCTCGCAGCCAGTCGCCTCAAGCTCAGGGATCAAAGCGCCTGCACGGGCACCGGACTGCACGCACACGGCCAGCGGCGGCGGGTTGACCGTCGAGGAATACAGCCGCTGCACCGTTTCAACACACCA